TTTCAACAGCATTTAAATATGATTGAGCTAATCCTGCTTTAATATCTAAAGCTTTACCTACAACTTTATTATATTCATTAGTAGCTTCATAATAGTTCTTTTGAGTTTCAACAGCTTTAGTTTCAAAGTTTTGAGCTTCTTTCCAAAGACCCTTTGCTCTCATTTCATTAGCTGTCTTTTTAATACGAGCTAATTCTTCTTGATTAGCATCAACTTTATTTTTAGCAGATGTAACTTCTGCAACAGTCTTGTCATAAAAACTAGACTCTCTAGGTTGTTGAGACTTTTTATAATCATTTAAAATACTATTATATTCGTCTTCTGTTTGAGCAGATGCTAATTTATTTTTAACTTCTTGAGGGGCATTAGCAGTATAATCTTGAGTAATTGTAGATTGATCCTGTGTAATAGCATTAGGCATAGCAGGACCGCTAGGCTCTGTTACTTGTTTAACATTATAGTTAGGAGCTTCTTGAGTTACAGGTTGTGTAGTATTAAATGGAGAAGTAGGTACTGGAGATACATTTTGAACAGGTTCTCCTGGTTGATATGGGTATGTAGTTACATCTCCATCTTGCATACCAGCTGGACCTCTTGGTTGCATTTCTTCATTAGTAGTACCTGCAGTCATAGCAATAGCACCTTTAGGCATCATTACTTGTTGACCACCAAAACCTGTTTGTTGTGTATAATCAACAGGTACAGATTGAGGAGCTACAAAACCATCAGGAACAATAGGTTTAGATTCAGGTTTATCATAGTTTCTATTGTAAATTTCAGTAGCTTGTTTTTCCCTATTCTTTTCGTCTAGGTATTTTCTTAATTGAAGACCAGCTTCAAATCCAGAACTAAATGTTGCCATAATATAATCCTTTAATTAAATAGGTAATTTAGAATAGTCAACAGTGTAACCTAAGCTAGTTAAAGTTACCGCATGTTTATATTCAGGCATTTTAAGGATATCTTGTGCAAGAACACCAATAGATTTAACATAAGACCAGATATAATTAAAGCTATAGATTTTAATGCCTTTAATAGTTTCAATATACTCAATATTAGTTTTAAGATTTTTATCAGAGAACAAAGCACCAACAGCAGTACCTGCTACGTTCCATAGTGGGTTAGCACCTTGTGAAGAAGCTGTTGTTGTTGAGTTTTGACCTAAGCTAATACCAGCACCTGATGGAGCTGTTAAGTTACCAATCTTACTATTAATATAGTTTTGTGCGTAACCTTGACCATAGTTAAGTAAAGCAATGTCTTGATATCCTGAAGGACCTGCACCTGTAGCTGCAAAACTTCTATTAAGAGCTTGTTTTCCCATATCAAATCCAAATTGATAACCAGGTTCGTTTTTAACATTAGATAAAGTTGTAGGATCTCCTGATACATACTTCCAAAGAAGATCTTCATACTTTTGTCGTTTGTCTACACCAAAGAAATCTACAGCTTGTGAAGTAGTTTGTTGAGAACTACCACCACCACCTTTACCACCACCATAAAAGGTAAAAGATTCTACTAAAAGTGTTACCCAGTTAAATAAATTAATCATTGTTACGTCTCCAAATTATATTCATATACACGATACGTTTCTTTCCAACCTATCTGTTTTAATGGTTTAGTCCAACCACGACGACCCATAAATTCAATTTTAGTACAACCTTCTGCTTTACCAAATGCAGCCATAGAATCTACAATAGGTTGTTTCCACGATTCTAAATCTTTACCACCAATAAAATGTCCAACTAAAGTTTTAATACCTGTGCAATACTTTACAACTTCAGTATCAGCAGTTGCTACAATTTCATCCTCATTAAAAGCAATCCAAAGCTGGTGATTTTTATGTAACACATTATTTTCAATCTCTTCTATAGACATTCTACCACCAGAAAGAACAGCTGCTTTTTCTAGATAGTGTTTTACTTTAGGAAATATAATGTGTCTATGTTCTTGTGGTACTATAATTACATTCATTATTCTGAGCTTGGATCTAGTCTACCATTAATATTAAATTGTACTTTTTCTAAACGGAAAGGATTACTACCTTGATATAGATATTCATAAGCTCTACGTCTAAACCTACCAAGTTGATATAAACCAGGTTTTTGTAAGTTTAATTGCACTTGTCTATACTGAGACCAATTTGTATAATCATCTTCTGTATGCCGTATATTAAGTACATCATTAATGGTATCTCCAAAGAGAGTTAAACCAGATACTGTTTTAAATGCATACGTATCAAAATCTAAACGATCTGTTACTACACGCATCCTAATAGGACCAAAAGGATCTACATAGTTATTAGGACTTAGTGTAAATACTAAACCATTAATAGCATCTAATACATAGAAGTTACCACTGTTAAATGGAAATTGAGTTACAAAAGAACATTCAAAGTAATGCTCATCTCCACCAACATAGTCAGTACTTGTAGTCCAATAATGCCAAGTATCTTCTGCTAAGTCATATACAAGTGTTACATTTTGATCAGTAAGTACTAAACCATAGAATGTATGACCAGCAATTTTATATAACCAAGAGTATGTACCAGATAAATCACTAGCATTTAAGAAGTTTTCTACAGCTTTAGTAGATACTTTTCTAGGTTGAAGGCCTTCTAAAATCATAATTGCTCTGCCACCTTCAACAACAGTAGCCATCCAGATTAATGTTTGCTCTGGGTTTTGAATTGAGTTACCATCAGCACATCCAATTTCCATGTGAGCTGATTGATTAATAGCTAAAACAGATCCTTGAGAAGCACCTGAATCATAGAAGAAGTCAGCAGTCCATTCTTTAAAAGCAATAACATAGTTAAGATGTCGTGCAATAGCTTTACCTTCATCTGCTTCTGATTTAGCTGAAGTAAAGTTTAAAGGATCCCATTTACCAGGGTTTTCATTTTCAGATTGAAAGATCTGACCTTGCGAATCCATTGCAAATACATAACCATCAAGGTATACTAAACCTGGAACAGGGTTTGTTGGGAATGCATTTAAATAAGCACTAGCTACAGCAGAGGCTCCTCCTCCTGAAAATACAACTGTTAGTGTACCAGCATAGTTAGAACCAGGATTTGTTAATGTAACATTATTAATAATACCACCTGATGCAGTATAAGTCCCTACAGCACCACTACCACTAACTGATCCTGTAACACTAAATGTACCTGTTGTAGGATACCCTGTACCACCACTTACTAAAGTAACCCCAGCTACCATTTTACGAATGTTATAAATAGTACCTGTAGCAGTTAAATACCAACCATTTACTTGATCATGGAATACCATGTAAGGATGTGGACTACCTGTATCTAAAGTATTTACCCAGCTTACATTTTCTCCACTCATACCTGTAAGTAATTGTGTAGATACACCACTAGTAATACTAAATAATTTACCCCCAGCAGCAGCATATAGGTTATTATTATAAGACCATAAACCTTCTCCTGATGTAGGAAGAGCTGGTGTAATTGTATAGGCAGCCTTACCTGGACGTTTAACAGCTAATGTTCTACCATCAGCCATAGTCTCTTTATAACAGTTAACCATCTTAGCATCTTTGCTAATATCATTAGTACGTTGTTTTATAGGGGTTGTTAATGGAATATTAACAATAGGCATTATCTAAAACTCCTGTTAAATCCGCCTCTTACATCTGGTTGGAAGAATGTTGAGGTCCACTCAATATCCCAATCCATTAATTCATTCTTAAGCATACTTGCTTTTTGTTCATAGTATTGTTTATCATTAAGAGTCTTTTCATAATCTGAAGCAAGATCTGCAACTAAATTCCATTTAAGAGCTAAGAACCACTCTGAAGGAAAGTCAAAGTTTTGGTTAGCTGATGTGATATCTTCAATAGGTGTTTGTACAAATAGATGTAAATTATAATTCTGAGCTGTAAAAGTATTAGGAGTTAAAAATACACTTAGTTCTCCGTAATCTCTCCAAGCTTTATAGTATACAGTATTTACGTTACCTTGTGATTGCTTTGCACCTAAAATGTTATACTCTTGTTGTGAAATAACAGTCATAGGCATATCTGTAAATACGCTTAAGAGTGAGTCTACTGTAACTGTACATGGTGTTGTAAAGGTACCACCAGTCATTGTTAGTACATCGCCTACAGCATAACCACTACCACCTGTATTAGCAAGCATTACACTTGTAACAGAAGCACCAGTAAAGGTTAAGTTAAATGTAGCACCTGTACCAGAACCACCAGTAGTAGCAGCTGGATTAGTTGGTTGTACTGTATAACCCGTACCACCAGACGTTAAAGAAATCTCACCTACTGAGTATGTAGCATTAGATAAGTTTCTTAAATAAGCTTGAATAAGTCTTAAAGGTTTAGCAGCATTTAAATTATAAGATGCTGAAGGTCCTATAGTATAAGAAGTTTGATTAGGAACTAAAGGTAATACATACTCTTTAATAGTCCATAGTTTAATACCTTCTGATTGCCATTTCTTTAAAATAAGATTTAAAGAGAAAGAAGCATTCTCTAGGGCATTAGGCCCTGGTGTAGCACCTTCTTCAAGAACTGCTAAACTACGTAGTGCAGCTTCAATAATTTGATCTCTGGTAACTGTAAATGTAGTAGTACCTGAAGTAGCCATGTTATCCCTTAGTTTTACCTAATAGTTTTTGTATTGTCTTAGTTTCGTAGATACGAATTAAAGTCCAAATAATTGTAAATAAAGCAGCAATAGCTGGCAATACTTGCATTATGGTTCCTACTGCAGTAGCTATTGATGCTGTATCTAATATGTGTTTAGTTGATTCTTGTAAATGTTCCATTATAAATCCTTAGGTTCCCAGCCATAGATAGCGGCTATTTGATATGTTAAGTTATAGAAGTTTTTGTTATGGAGTTCATATCGTTTACCTTCAAGGTATAAAATAAGATGCACCATCTCATGTGCCATAGTTTTCTCTAGTGTTTGTAGATGACTCATCTTAGCACTACTTATAGTAATACAATGAGGTTCAGGTTGATACTGCCC